TATTCTTGGCTATCTACTAACGGTTGTAGTTTACAACGCCATAGATGTGGCCAATAGGTAGCTGCAAATCCTTCTGCGGCACGGCTGGCATCTTGTATGACATAGAAACGTTTAAGTGCAGCACCTATACCTTCATCTAAAGGATAATAGTCGATGAGATTAGGCAATTCTAACACATCACCTACCATGAGTTTGCGTCCAATGACGTCGATCATGTCATCATAATGGAACACAGCAAACATGGTATCACCAGTTAGGAATAGACCAAACTGTGTTAGATCAAAGTCATTATCATTGATACGATAGATAGTGCGGATATTGTAAACACTGGTATCATACTTGCGATCACGGTTTTCTAGGAACAGTAGATCCTGTATACCAGTAATAGAAGTAGCCCCACCCGGTTCTGTGGCACTGGTGTTGGCCTGTGCTAACGGACCCAAATATTTGTGAACATAAACATCAACTCCACCTACGGTGAACATTTCACTCATCGTGCGGTTAATAAAGTGGTCGTCGTTGCCTTTGGTTGGCTTGTATAAACTTAAACGTGGCATTCCAGAATCCTATTATCTAGTATTTATCGACATTGACAACTACACCAAAATGTGTTATACTTGTATCATGGCTGAAATTACTCAAAGTTTAGATTGGGCAGAGGTGCAGATAGCACTAGAAGCACCCGCACATAAGTTAAAACGCTATACCGGTGACATGCTGAAAATGAGTAATGCTATAGGTAGTATGGTTAAAAAGCTCAGTGAAGAGGAAATTAATTGTCGTCGACAAGGCAAACAAACCAAAAAACACCAAGAATTATTGACTCAAATCAATGAGGAAATAGCCAATTATGAACGGTATCTGACGTTTGGTGTGCTATTAAATGGTTGACAAACTAACCAAAAGATGCTATAATACATACAATAAAGGAGTGACTAAATGCATGATTTTATTAAAAAACTATGGGACAGTAAGTCTACTATAATCATAGTAGTATGGGTAGTGGTATTCGCCTGGATCTATAGTCTGAACTATACTAGGAAACCAGTGACACATACTGCACCACCTGTCGGTAAAACCCTAGAAGAAATCATGGTTGGTCCTGTTGTCCACTTACCAGAGCCAGCATGGGACACGGATTTTAAATCCGCGATAAGGGAGACAGAATGAACTACAAATGGAGCCAACCTTATCCCGGCGAAAGCCGTTATGAGCGCCTGTTCCGTGCCCAACGGATCCTACAGCTATCACGCCATGTGATGTTGTTGGACACCGTAGAGCCAGTTAAAGATTTAACAGAAGCCAATAAATACCTCATGAAGTTTAGATTGGAGAAGTGAATGGGAACACCTGTATATATGGAAATAGAAGAAGCCTATAGTATCGTGCAATGGCACGGTGAAGAATATGGACATCACAATCTGTTTGGTGCTTTAAACAGCATGGAAGAAAATTGGGATGATCTAGACAGCATGGAACGTGCGGCCTACAAACAGGTCAAGCGTGAGCTAGAAAAAACCATAGTCGAATCAGAAGGCGGAGCCGTTGACTAGCGCAGAAGCATATCATCAGTGTTCAGTCTGTCAATGTGATTACACTGATGACGAAGGTGGAATCACGGGCTACATAGGTATATTGCCAGCCAGTTTTTGCCCAACTTGCCTAAGTGGTATAATTGATATGGTTGAACAGTTGACAGCAGAATAAAATCCTGTATAATTAAGAATAAACAAGAGAGGGCACGATGGCAATCAAGATTGATGGAATGAAAAAGAAAGCTAAAGTTAGTAATATTAATTTTAGCGATGAAAAATATACAGGCAAAGAACCTATCTGGGATTATGATCGTGCTCTAGCTTTTTCAAACGAAGAATTTGATCATCATCTACGTAATAGTTTTCGCTACTATAATTATTATTACACTACTAAAGATCTTAAAAAATATGTAGTGGCCTGGCTTCGTCAACACGAAGGTGACAAAGGTATTCACGTCTTAGATAAAGCCACCATTGATCGCTATCAACGCTCAGCAGATAGCCTAACCCCATTCACAGTCTGTGCCTTAGTCAAAGCCAATGCACAAGGCATGCCCTTGCGTGATAGACACGTAGAATATATCCTTGATGCTGTCCATCGCGTGCTTGAAATGCGTGCAGATGAAGAAGAAGTTGATGATAAAAAAGACGTTAAGAAAACAGAGGCGAAAGTAATTACTATCCAAGACCGCATGAATGAAGTAGCTAAAAAACACATTCTTTATTTTGAAATATTAGAAGATGCTTTGTTCGCAGGTGAAACAGTAGATCCCAAGGCCTATGAATATCTGGTTAAGAATCTAGTGCCACAGGCATTGATAGGTAAGATACAGGCAGTGTTTGAACCACGCTATAACGAATTAAAAGAAGCACGTAAGGGCGAAGATGAACAACTAAAAGAAGGCTACAGTCACTATAAGGCCGCAGACTTCAAACGCTGTGAAGCGTTTTACGACAAGCTATTCCAGGACTTGGCCGCTTACAATCAGACTAAGAAAGCCACAAAGAAAGCCGCAGTCCGCAAGCCACCACAAAAAGAAAAACTAGTCAAGAGCCTAAAATATCTCAAACAAGATACCGCACTTAAGATTGTTAGTGTCAATCCAGTGGACATCGTAGGTGCAGAAGTGCTTTGGGTCTATAACGTCAAGAATCGTAAGATTGGCAAGTATGTGGCAGAAGATCAGGGCGGCGCACTTGGTGTTAAAGGAACCACTATTACAGGCTATGATGCTAATAAAAGCACGCAGAAAACTCTGCGTAAACCAGAAGAGCAGATCAAAACGTTCTTGGCCAGCAGTAAAGTCGAATTACGTAAATTTTTAGAAAATATCAAAACTACAGAAATCAAGCTGAACGGCCGTATTAACGCCGATACAATATTACTTAAAGTTCAATAACCCCCTCAAGGTAGCGAAAGGCAAAATTATCCTGTTGTCGATAATAAATACACGATAACAGGATAATTTACATGTCTGAACTACCAGCAAACGTATCACCAACCGGTAACTTAACAGCTAACCTAAGTCTTACTACAGAATCCCTATTCAGTGCTAACACTGGAACAGGTGCTGGACATATCGCTTTTGATGCTAACTTAATAGCACAGCTTACCTCTTTAGACAGCCAAAAAAATCTAATCAAAGATTATATACGCTTGAGAATGGGTGATCAGATGATTGACGTTGAAGCTGACAGTGATCACTATGAGATGGGTATCAAACAAGCGTTGATCCGCTATCGCCAACGTTCAGCTAACAGCGTAGAAGAAAGCTATGCCTTCTTAGACATCTATCCTGAAACACAAGAATATATCTTACCCAATGAGATCATGAATGTCCGTGCAATGTTCCGCCGAGGCATTGGATCGGTGTCGGGCACAACTGCTAGCCAGTTTGAACCTTTCGCATCAGGTTATCTAAATACCTATATGTTAGTAGCAGGACGGGTTGGTGGACTAGCCAGCTATGAACTGTTTACAGGATATCAAGAGTTGGCTATGACCATGTTCGGCGGCTACATCAACTTTACATGGAACAAGGTAACTAAGAAACTTACCCTAGTCCGCAAGATCCCAAATCAAGGTGCTAACTTTGATGAGAATCAAGCAGAAAGCGTATTGCTACACCTGGACAACTATAAACCAGATATCATGCTTCTTAATGATCCGGGCACATTCCCATGGATACAGGACTATGCCCTAGCATTTGTGTTGATAGCGGTGGGTAATGCACGTGAAAAATTCGCTACGATAGCAGGACCACAAGGTGGAACCACACTAAACGGCACAGCACTCAAACAAGAAGGCAACGAACTACTAGTCAAACTTGATGAAGATATCAGGAATTATGTTGATGGCAGTATGCCACTGACATGGATAACTGGTTAAAAACTTCTAGACAACTAGCTAAAACTCTCGTAAAATAGTAGTATCAATCAAGGGGATTTCAATGAGTCAAGTTATCGGTATCGTGGGCTTTATCGGATCTGGTAAAGACACTGTCGCAGATTATCTGGTTAATTTCCATGGATTCCGTCGTGAGAGCTTTGCTAACAGCCTTAAAGATGCTGTAGCACAGGTTTTTGGGTGGGATCGAGAAATGCTGGAAGGTCGCAGTAAACAAAGCAGAGAGTGGAGAGAAAACAAAGATGAATGGTGGAGCAAGCGTTTGAAGAAGGAAATCACTCCACGTTGGGTTCTACAGTATTGGGGAACAGAAGTAGTTCGCAAAGGATTCCATGATGACATGTGGGTAGCTAGCTTGGAAAATCGCCTACGCAAGTCAACAGACGACATCGTTATTACAGACTGTCGCTTTCCAAATGAGATCAAAGCTATACGCAACGCAGGCGGCAAAGTTGTGCGTATCAAACGAGGTTCTGAGCCCGAATGGTTTGAAGATGCTCGTAGCATGAACAAGGGGCCTAGCCGCAATATGAACTGGGCATTGAGCAAACATAATATAGAAAAACTAGGTATCCATGCTAGTGAAACAGCTTGGGTCGGGCAGAAATTTGATATAGTGCTGAACAATGACGGTTCATTAGATGAGCTATATAATCAAATTGAGATTAACATCACTAATAGTCGGGTGTCAGATCGCCTTGACGCCATCCTAAACCCTCTCGGGCAATTTCATATTGACAGTTAGCACATACGGTTTTTAAGTTCAAAGGTTTGGTATTATTTAGATCACCATCTATATGATAGACAAATAGCTGTTCTTTTAACTTGGCTTTGAACCCACACTTTTCACAGTGTGGTTTCTTTTTGTAGCCTTCAGACAGCCAACGTGGCTTAGCCGCAGGCTTGTTTTTCTTCTTACGTATACAAGAATCACAACGGGTTCTATAGTAAGTCCGTCCGTGCATTTTATAGTTAACTGCAACGGGCTTTTTACCACAGATTTCACATATTTTTCGGTATTCCATACCCATATTTAGCTTACTAGCACAAGCGAACCTTTCAAAGGGCACCTTACGACACCAAAATTACAAAATATCTATAAATAGTTTAAAGTATCATTTAAAAGGAATACTAAACTATGGCACTAATATCCCCAGGCGTACAGGTCTCGATAATCGACCAAAGCCAATACACTTCAACAGCA